GAGGACCTTGTGTGGCCGCAAATTTTTACGTTAGCTTCGAGTCAGCGCATGAAAACACTGTGCAAGTAAACCTCTGTATGTCGGACATTCACCGCAAACCGTGTTAGGGAATCGTGACTTGCCCATCGGATATTAGTTTTTCTAAATCATGGTTAAGGTATATGACGCTAATCGAGTGCCCTAAGTCCGCGTCCGTTCGGTGTCGCATTCTCGTTATCTGTAAAGCAGGGCTATGGACCTGTATAACGCCCAGGAACTGTTCGTACACCTCATCGTAAATCATTTCGTAAAACTTTTCGTGTATCTCGGCATCATGGTTTACGAACCGGAAGAGCATTTTTTCTAGTTCGGTGAACCTCGCGTGAAACTTTAAAATAATCACGTCGCCCATAATGCGAACCTGCGTTTTACTCGATCCGGCACTAGATAAGGCTTTCCTCGCCACGCTGAACAGTTTTGCCATACTGGTTTCTACGTCCTTTAGCATTCTAAATCTAGCCCCTTCTACGTAAATTCACGTACAAAAACGGAACGTCTTCCGCCTTCTCCATCGCAGCCCTCAACGCATCAGCACCGTACTTCACCAGCGCTTCATTCGCATCTTTTACATCTTCCGGCACATACGCATGCCTCACGCGCACATGTCCGCGCATCATTGACTCGATTTCCCTTCGCAGTTTGCCGCCTGCTTTATCATTATCCGTCGCGATAATTAATTCCTCGATTGGCGAACGCAGTATTAAATCCCGCTTCCAACCGTTAAAACTCGCTCCCCCCACCGCAATGCTTGCCACGCCTGCCGTCTGCCAGCTAAGCGCATCAATTTCGGCTTCACATATAACGGTGGTCGGTTTCGCCATTTCTATTCCGTATACCAGTTCGCGAATGGGCCAGCCTCCTTTATGATACCAGAAAGTCTTACCATATACTGTGCGGTACTTCACGTTTGCTAACTGACCATTCGGAACGTTCCACGGAATCACAGCCGCTTTCTTTTCGCGGTCATAAAGCACGCCCATTTGCCGCTGGACGTCCTCACTGATTCCGCGCTTTTTTAAATACGTATACTCTTCGGTGTATTTCGTCATGATGTCCGCATTCAACGACTGCCTAGATCGCTGAATGCGTAGATTAATAGGTTTGAGCGTAACTGTGTCGCCTGTTTCGGCCTGCCATCCGTATTCGCCCGCCAGGTATTCCTCGGTTTCTTCATACGTTTCATTGCGTAAATATGCAAGCAATTTTGTAAAGTTGCCGCTTGCCCATTCCGCATCGTATGCGCCACTGTCTCCGAAACAGCCGGCATATTGACCGGTAAAGTTTACGAAGAATGACGGCGTTTTGTCATAACGGAACGGGCTCGCTGCGATCAGCTTGTCGGCTGACCATTTCGGGCGGACCCAGTTAAACTGCTCGAGCTCGGCGCGGATGTCGATTTCCACCGATTGCCCGCGAACGTTAATCGTTGACATTTGGAATCACCCGCCAATACTGCGCAATGTCCTTTATTGTACATTCCGGAGTGCGCCACTCGTCAATCGACTCAATGTATCCGGTGAACTCGCTGACTTTTACGAATTTACCAACGGAATTATTAAACTTGCTGCGTACCATGTCGCCGTCTTTCATAGGACATCCTCCTTACGACATATTTTTAATTTTACCCCTTTAATCCGATAGTGAATAGGGGGGAAATTTGTCGAATTGTCTTTTTTGTAACTTTTTAGTAATATTCGTAACAGTTTAGAAGTCGAATTGACTAACGGCCGCCTCGCCGGTTGCTACCTCGCGCACAATTCCGTAATTCGGTAAATATAAAACTTCAACCTGCGTCCCTTCTCCGCCATTCCGCCCTTTGCCGATTTCAATAATCCCAGCGCCGTCTAGCGTATCAATTCCGAACACGTTCGCCGCATCCTCTAGAACTGCCTTCGTTTTCTTAATTTCCGCACGTTTTGGCGCCCGCAGCTCTCGATTGCCTTCATCGTCGCGATCGTCCTTAACTTCATCCGCCTGGGTGATGACGTGAATGACTGCGCCAGTCAGTCCGGCTAAGCGCCTGATCCTCTTCGAAGTATTGGCGACATCACCACCGGCCACTTTCGACGTGTTCGCTTCGTAGTCCATCAGATAAATCGGATCGACGACCACTACGTCCGCCTTTGTCGCAAGGATGTCCGCCTCCAACTGCTTCACGTCTCGCGTAAAGAAGTCGGCATCGTCCGCAGCTCTCAGCGTCAAATTGCCGGAAATGTGTTGACCTTCCGCCATTTCAAGTAAGAAGGTTTCAAAGCCCGCCTCGAACTCTTCCGACAGTTTGCCTGTCAGTAGCGCTCTATTTTCGAAGCCGGCATCATAGTCGACACCTTCGATATTCGCGTTGACCGTGCCGGCTCGAGCGCTGATTGCCGAGTATGCCCGCGCCATCCATTCAAAGCGCGACATCTCCATCGCCCATACGAGCACATTAGCGCCCTGAGCAGCGGCCTCAATCGCCTCTTCCATCGTAAACACCGACTTACCGCGACCGGATCGTCCGTGCCACGTATACATGTTTCCGCTGAGGTATCCGCCGATTTGTTCGTTAATCCCCGGAAACTTCGACTTCCATATCTTGAAGGATTCGCCGGCTTTCCGCTTGCGGTATTCGTCAAGGAACGATTCAGCGTCCGACTTAAGGCTTGTTCCTATTTTATCACGAACACGCGTTCGCTGTCCAATATTTTCTAGTTCGGATTGCAGCCAGTCGAAGTATTTAAAAATATCTTTTTGCCCGACCGATTCGAATTGCTCGCCGAGCTTACCGTTAACCAGTTCCGTAAATTGCACTTTTGCCGAGTGCTTTTTGATTTCGCGCGTTAAAAACTCGTAGGAGTCTAAAACTTGCGGAGTGTAAACGAAGTCAGGACACTCCGCTGTAACCGTTGCGTATCCGGGTGCCTGACCGCGATTCTTATCGGCATAATCGAGGATAAATCGGAGGGTCTGCCTATCACCCTCCGTAGCACAATCCTTCGCTGTGATGCCGTATTTTGTTAGCGCCTGGACGTTATTATCGTCGATTGCTTTGCTTAGCAACATTTGCGTATAGTGCATTCGCTCGCCTCCTTTATATTAATTAAACAAATTCAAACTCTTTCGGTGTCTTAAGGTTAACAACTAAAAATAAATTAGTGAAGTAGTTCTATTTTTTTGGTAATATTTGCGCGATACTTTCTCGTAGAACGGCTTAATTTTTTCGCCACACTCATCCTCGTTAACAAAGCGTCATTTTTCTTTTATTTCGTGCATACACTTAACCATCAACCTTAAGGAGTGATTACAAATGGGTAAGTGCTTGCGATGTCAAAAGCCTCAAAAAACTACTGTTTCCTTCTGCAAAAGTTGTATAGATAAAGACTTGAAGGAACGAAACGAAAAACGAAAGAAACAAGGTAAGAGTGTATACAAGTAATTCGCATTGGTTATACTCTTGTTAGTATAAAATAAGGAGCGATAACCTTGAAAAGACTTAATCTTTTAGTTGAAAACAGAACCATTGAACGGTTAGATGTTTTATTAAAAATTTATCAAGAGAAAGACTCTCAAATTACCTATAATGAATTAATTGAATATCTTGTAACTTGGGCATGTATTCAAGAGAAAGTGATTTCTTAATAGGAATCACTTTTTTATTTTTTAAAATCAGCAATCTGTTTTTCTAACGATTCAACTTTTTCAGCTTGTTCTATAAGCCATTTACCAGCTTTTTGAATATCCTCGATACTTTCCAATGACAAAGCTGCTTTATTAACAAACATTATTTTGTAATACTCTAAGTCCTTTCCCAAATTCCACAATCCTCCTTATGTCGCGATTTAGGTCAACTATTCAACTTCAGTTAACTTTTTCAGCTCGCAGTCAATCGCCATCACCCGATCGCCAAACTCCTCGTTACCCGTCTTCGCCAGCATATCCGCAGCCCAATTCCGCAAGTCTAGCAAGTTATCAATCTGCTCGCCGCGCTTCTTCCGCAACTCCTTTGCCTCTTTCGCCAGTTGTGCGCTCAACTCCCTCGCTGTCGGCTTTCGTGGTTCCTGTTTCGCCATATTCATTACACCTCCGAAATATTTAGAAATATCGATTGCCCAATCGCTTGTATCTAACGGTTTACTTGTGTCTACAGGCGCTGGATTCGCCGCCAGCCATTCGTCCGCCTTGTCTGCCGTTTCGACTAACGTTAAGTCCTCGACGTCTGCCTCTAGGAATTCGCCACTGTGTGCATCGACCAATTCGTAGACTGTTTCTGTCCATGTTTCGTTCGGATAGCGCCAAGTGTCGATATGGTATCCGTCAACACGGAATACTCTAGGCCAGTAACCATCCACTCGGACTAAGTCGAAGAAGTTGAAGAAGATTTGTTCGTCGTTGCTCATTCGGATGCCTCCTCGTTGTCTAGGCGTTTATTGGCGATTTCCACGTATTCTTGCTCTGTTTCAAATCCGATAAAATTGCGCTTTGTTCGGACGCAAGCGACGGCAGTTGTTCCGCTACCCATACAATTATCGAGGATAATTTCTCCTTCGTTCGAATACGTTCTAATTAAATACTCGAATAATTCGGTTGGTTTTTGCGTCGGATGGTATCCTCGCTCGCTGTTAAATTTAATAAGATTTTTCGGGTAGTTAGTAAATTCTTGCGTGTATACATCTCGTTTTTGCTCGCTTGATAAATGCGATAATCGACCGCCTTTATTTCGATTGCTCTTTACGATTGGTTTATCGAGTTTTATTAGTCCTTGCGGATTGTAACTGGGAAATTTCTTGTAAAACACTAAGACGCTTTCAGTTATTTTTAACGGTTGTTTTTTCGCGAGCTGAAAATTTCGTCCTTGATCCTTTTCCCATATCCATTCGTATTTGAATAGTTTCGGGTTACTCATTACGAGCGCGCTAGTAAACGGCTGACTTGCGGTCAATACTATTGCGCCGTTATCCTTAATTACCCGCTCATATTGCGCCCACATCAACTCGAAAGGGATAATAGTATCCCATTTACAGGCAGTAGTTCCATAAGGAAGGTCGCATAAAATCATATCGACTGACTTATCTGGAATTAACGCCATGCCCTCGATGCAATCACGCTGGTATATCCGATTTAGTTCTAAACTTCCGAGTAGTTTTTTCGTCAAATTAACGTCTCCCCCTCTTCGATTCTCCTCCGAAATGCAACACCGCACACATATCGCGCATCCGATCGTAAAGCCTAGCGTCAAACACGACTGCCATCTCCTCAATCGGCAAGTTACTCGTAAATATCGTTGGCATCCCGTTAACCGTCCGATAGTTAATAATCGCGTGAATGTACGCTCTGAACGCTTCACTGGCCGACCTTACTCCGATGTCATCTATGACAGCAAATGGCGCCGTCTGAGCGCGTTTAATGACCGCCTTGATGTTACCTATGCCCGCCTCGTCATTCGTCATTGTAGCGAGGTTGTAGTCCGTCTGAAAGGCGTTGACATCAAGGAAGTAAGCCGGAGTCTGCGCCGCTTGGGTTCCCCGCTTTAGACTTCCGAGATAATGGGCGATCATCCATTCGTTCAAGACTGCGATTGCCGTCGTCGTCTTGCCGGTGCCTGGCGACTCGCTGAAGAGATAGAGCGATTTTATCTTTCGGCTACTTGCGCCACTGTTCCCCTGAAATTGGCGTTCAAATGTCGCGGCATACTTTTCGATAGTTGCGTAAACCTTCGCTTGACTTTCGCGAGCTGGCGAATTGGATAACGTGAGCAACCGATAATCGGCCGGTGTGTTTGCGTTGGCGACTCGGCCGCCCGTTCCGCTGTAGCCGTGCATGGCGATGAATGCCGAGCACTGGCGATTGCAGTTCGGACCATTTGCGAGTTTGCAGCGCTGTGCAAGAATGCAGTTATTTGCGTGTGTCATTCGTTCACCTCCGAAATCCTTCGATAAATTCTAATTTAGTAATGTGTGGCCCAACTCCTCTAGCAACTTTAACTGACTTTCAGTTATTTCTTTGTTTCCGTAAACGG